TGTAATTGATATACTCTCTGTTGTTGTAAGAAGAAGTGGTACAGATTTTAATATGTCACGTATTAGTCGCGATACTTACTTATCTATACCAACAAAGACAACGACAGGCAGACCCACACAGTATTTTCTTGACAGACAAATAACACCTAATTTAAAGATATGGCCTGCTCCTGAAAACAGTACAGATGTTATACATTATGATGCTCTTACTAGGATACAAGATGCCGACACAATGCAAAACACTTTAGAGATACCATTTAGGTTCTATCCTTGCTTAGCTGCTGGATTAGCATATTACATATCTTTAAAACGTGCACCTGATAGAATACAGTTGTTAAAAACTGCGTATGAAGAAGAATTTGACAGAGCTATGGCAGAAGATAGAGATAGATCATCTTTTACTATAACTCCTAGTTTGTCTTATTATAAGGTTGGATAATGCCAAAATATGCAAATGGAAGTAATGCTTTTGTAATTTCTGATCGTTCTGGTTTTAGGTATCGTACAAAAGATACTAGAAAAGAATGGAATGGATTACTTGTTGGTAAAGATGAATATGAAGAAAAACATCCACAACTTGATCCTAGACCTAAAAAACCAGATGCAGAAGCATTAAGAGATGCAAGACCTGAAAGATCAGAGCCAGCTATTGAAGTTTTGTTAGAGCTTGATCCATTTAAAACAGGAAGTTCTGGAAGCAGCACAGTTACTGTAACAGAAAAAAGTCATGGTAGATCAGCGTCAGACACAGTTAGATTTAGGAACGTAGTTTCTTTTGATGGTATAACAAAATCAGTAATTGAAAATTCATCTGGCTTTACTATTGCTAGTGTTGTTGATACAAACAATTATACCATAACAGTTTCAGATACTGCGACTGTAGGATCAATAAAAGGTGGTGGCAAGATTGCTTCAGCAGGTCCTGTCACATTGGAGGCCTAATGAGTTTTACATTAACGACATTAAAATCTACTATACAAGATTATTCTGAGAATACTGAAACAACTTTTGTTAATAACCTTAGAGAGTTTATAAGGGCAGCAGAAAACAGAATATTTAAATCTGTTGACTTTGAGGTATTTCGTAAAAACGTGACAAGTGCTACAACATCTTCCGACAGATTTTTATCTGTACCAGATGATTATTTAGCTTCTTTTAGTTTATCTATAACAAACTCTAGCAATATAGAGTTTTTATTAGAAAAAGATGTAAACTTTATACAAGAGTACAATCCAAACAGTTCTACTACTGGTGCACCAAAATATTATGCACGATTTGATGTAGATAATTTTATACTCGCACCAACACCTAACAGTAATTACACTGTAGAATTACATTATTATTATAGACCAACAAGTTTAGCAGATAGCACAATTGAATTAACAGTTGCATCTTCTTCTAGTCTTGCTGTCAATGAAGTAATAACAGGTTCTTCTAGTGGTGCTACAGCTACAATACAAAGCAAAAACGACACTACAAATAAGTTAACAATCATTGTACCTACAACTGCTTTTACAAGTGGTGAGACAGTGACAGGCGGCACGACAGGTGCTTCATCCGCTATATCTGCTATATCAAGTGATACAACAACAACATGGTTAAGTAAAAATGCTCGTAATGCTTTACTTTACGGATCGCTTTATGAAAGTTATATTTTTATGAAAGGTGAACCAGACGTTTTGACTTTGTATGAAAAAAGATTTAATGAAGAACTTATGAGATTAAAAGATTTAGGTGAAGCTAGGGAAAATGCTGACGCTTATAGGCAAGGATTACCTAGAAGAGCAAGGACATAGGAGATAAATTATGGCAACCTCAAATGCAGCAACCAACTATTTAGAGAGAAGATTATTACATTTTTTATTTAAAAATAATTCTCTTAGTTTCTCAAGTCCAGGTGACAGTATATATGTTGGACTATGTACAGCAGTATCTGCGGCTGAAACTGGCTCAGTAACAGAAGCAAGTTTTGGTGGATACGCTAGACAACAGGTAGCAGCAGCTAGTTGGACAACAATAGGTGCTGACTCAACAGATACACAGACAGCAAAGAACACAAGTGCGATTGAGTTTCCTGCAAAGACAGACAGTGGCAACGTCACAATCACTCATGTGATTATTGCAGACGCAAGTTCAAGTGGTAACATACTGTTTGTGGGTGCTTTGGATGCAAGTAAAACTCTTGCACAAAATGATATATTTAGAATAAACGCAACAAACTTGAGTATTGAGTTGAAGTAATGGCTTTAGAGATACATGATAGAGTAAAAGAAACTACAACTACAACAGGCACTGGAACATACACGTTAGCTGGTGCTGTAACTGGTTTTGAGACTTTTACTGCTAATCTTGATAATGGCGATACAACTTACTATTGTTGCACTGACAATACTGACTTTGAAATTGGTATTGGTACATTTACATCTTCTGGAACTACGTTAGCCCGAACAACTGTTCTGGCTAGTTCTAACTCAAATAGTGCTGTAAACTGGTCATCTGGTACAAGAACTATATTTATGACATATCCTGCTGATAAAGCAGTGTTTGAAGATGCAAGTGGTCATGTATCTATACCACATGATTTGTTTATTGCAGGTGGTCTAATTGATCTTAAAAATGATGGTGGTGCTGTATCACAGATTAAGTTCTATTGTGAAAGTTCAAACGCTCATGCACAAACTCTTATTGGTGCACCACACTCAGAAAGTGCATCAAATACTTTAACACTACCTAGTTCTGGTGGTAGTTCTAAATTATTGTCAGCAACCTCAACTGCTACAGTTACAAACAAAAGTATAGATTCTGACAACAATACAATAACAAACATTGTTAACGCTGATATTAAATCGAGTGCAGCGATTGCTGATACTAAACTTGATACAATATCCACAGCAGGTAAAGTTGCTATCAGTGCATTAGATATTGATGGTGGAACAGATATAGGTGCTGCTCTTGCAGATGCAGATGAGATTATAGTTGACGATGGTGGAGGTGGCACTAACAGACGTTCTGACATGAGCCGTGTAAAAACATACATAGCTGACGTAACTCTAACAACAGCCGCACAAACTAATATTACATCATTAGGAACGCTTACGGCTCTTACTGTAGATGATGTGGCAATTGATGGCAAAGTCATTACTATGACAGGTTCTACTAGCGACACAGCTACTATAACTGTAGGAACAAATGGCACATTAGATATTGTTACAACTGATGACAGTGCAGCGGCAGCTAACATACAAATTACAGCAGATGGTACGGCAGAACTTGCAGGAACAACTGTAACACTAGACTCAAGTGGTGGTATTACGTTAGATGCAGATGGTGGTACAATAACTTTTGCAGATGGTGGTGCTTCATTAGGAACAATTACTTCTAGTGGTTACACAGGAAATGTTGTTGGTAATGTAACAGGTAATGTCAGTGGCACAGCAGCAACTGTAACAGGTGCAGCACAATCAAATATAACATCGTTAGGAACATTAACAACTCTTACAGTTGATAACGTAATTATTAATGGAACAACAATTGGACACACAGATGATACTGATTTAATGACAGTCGCTAATGGTGTGTTAACAGTAGCTGGTGAAGTTGATGCAACAAGTCTTGATATTAGTGGTGATGCCGATATAGACGGCACACTTGAAGCAGATGCGATTACAGTTAATGGATCAACATTAAGTTCTGTTATCCAAGACGAAGCAACAGCATTAGCAATAGCGTTAGGATAAGATATGGCAAATACATTTAAAGTAATTACAAGGGATGTAGCTCCAAATGCATCAGGCACTCCTGAAACACTTTATACTGTACAATCAGGAAGCACAGTTATTGTTTTGGGTTTGACACTTGCAAATGTGCATACAGCACAAGTAACAGGCACAGTGCAATTAGTTAGTACAACGACACAGACATCACAGACACAAAATACAACAGCACATATTGTCAAGGATATTCCAGTGCCTGTCGGCAGTTCTGTAGAGATTATGGCAGGAAACAAAATTGTGTTAAACGTAGGTGATATAATTAAAATAGATTGTTCAGTTGCAGATAAACTTTCAGTGACAATGAGTTATATGGAGATTACCTAATGCCATATATAGGTAAAGATGTAGCAACAGCATATCAAAGTACAACAGCCGTACAAAGATTTAATGGTGACGGAAGTGATACAACATTTACATTAACAACAGCCGTAAGTTCTGTACAAGACGTTCT